TTGTTTAATAAAAAAGCATTATACATTTACATTAGAGAAATGTCAAATGCAAGTACACAGCAAATAACAAAGATGGTTAAAACTATGAAAGATAAATATACAAGCATGTATATGGATTACTTACATCATGGTTACATACTTAAAAATAAAAAGTACTAATGTTAGTCGTGCTTTCAAGAGACGGATTGCAGTTACTATTACAAGAAGAACTTAAATGTTGGGAATGTGTTAGTGGTGGTCCAAACATAAACGCGTTTGACTTTGATCCAAAAGAAACTGATCCAAAACTATTAAAAGAACTTGGATACTATGAGGATCGTGAATCTTGGATAGCTGGTGTAAGGATAAAAAGACTTAGAGAGTACTTAGAAGATTTGGAAAAATTACCTATTTATAAGGGTAAGTAGTTATTTAAAAGTAAGCCTATTTATTAGAAAATTAATATGGATAAAGATACCCCATTATTTGATGATAAGACGTTTAGTGATTTGCTTAGAGATGTGTACAGTAACACAAAGAAAAAAGAAACACAAATCAACACACTAATTGATCAACTCAAGCCGTTAATAAGAAACATGACGGATGCTTCTTTAATGGTTCCTTTGATAAAAGAATACCTAGAAATATCGGTTAAAAATGACGATAACTTAGTTAGATTAACTGCAATAGTTCAAAGACTATTAGTAGTTAGCAATAAAGATAAAACAGACGAACTAGGTTTATCTGATGCTGAACGCACACAACTACTACAAGAAGCACAAACAATCTTAGACGTTAGCAAATAATGAATAGTTCTACTCTTGATACCAACTACAACAATAGTGCAAGATCTACAGCTGGATCAACAGGTGCCTATACTAGAGACAGCTACTTAGCACGTGTACTATCAGTAAACGCTTTTGGTATAATAGAGTACCAACTTGAGGGCTTTGGACAAATATCAACTTGCCCACCATTGGATAGATCTATAACAAAATATCCAATACCAGGTGAAATGGTTACACTAGAGATATTTGACAAAGTAACTTACTATACTCGTGTTATTGGTAACCCAAGCAATACAACCTATAATCCTAAGACAAGCGAAGCTGCAAGCCCATCCATATCAGATCCTGGTAAAGTACTGCAGTCTGATAACAAAATTAAAGTGTATAAACAACTCATACCATATGAAGGAGATTTTATATTACAAGGACGCTTTGGTACTAGTATTAGGTTTGGTTGCACACAACAAAAAATAATTGGTCAATACTCAAAAAAAGCAGATGGCTTTACTTGGGCAGACCCTAAAGGACCAGGAATATCAGGAGATGGAATAATGATATTGCGAGCTGATAGAGATTATATAACTGATGATGGTAGCAATGAAGATAAATACACACAAGAAGATATTAATAATGATGACTCTTCAATATACATAGCAACTTCTCAAAAAGTACCAATAAACGTAGCTACGACAGCCGATATATTAAAAACATGGAGCTATACATTATCTGAACCAGATGAGGTAAGTGAGGCAGCAGCAGAAGAACGAACGGCAATTGCATTAGCAAATGAAGTGGTGTTTGATCGCGAGCCATTTAATGAAGATGGTAATGTGGATCTAGAAAAGGTACTTCCAAATTTAGAGATCATTGATGATGAACACACCCCTGGATTGTGGGATGCCATGCAACCATCACTAGCAGCAGTACAAGAAGATACTAGTTTAAAAAAAGGTACAAAAAAAGCACAAGTAAAAAAAACAATACTAGGCATTGACGATAATAAAAACAACTACACAGCTGGTAGCCAAATAATAATAAACTCCGATAGAATTTTATTAAATAGCAGAGAAGATTACTTGTTGTTGTTTGGACAAGAAGGTGTAGCAATATCATCACCAGGAAGTGTAAACATAGATGCAAAAGACGATATACACATATATAGTGATTCTAACTTATATCTAGGATTACCAGGTAGAGGAATAGATTTGAGTAAGGGTGGTGGCATAACAAAAGCACCTAATAGCAAAGCTGAACCTACTATTGATGAGGATTATGAACCATTAGTATTAGGTCAAAAATTAGCAGACTTGCTCGAGGACTTAATAGAAACAATAGCTAATGCAGTAATGATATCACCAACTGGAGATTCTGCATTTAAAGAAGCTGAACGAGCAACCTTTAACCAGATAAAAGCAAGAATTCCTGAAATGCTTAGTACATATGCATTTATAGATGGTATTAGCCACGGCGGTCCAGATGCAGATCCAGGTGGTCCAAGCAACCTAAGCAACGAAATACCAATTATTCCAAACAATATAAACAATCCAATCAACCCAATTAGTCCAACAGGTACAACAACCTTGAATAATAGTGCTGATGAGCTTAACAGTAGTGAGCCAAATAATAGTCAGTCAGATTGGTTTGATGAAGATTCAAGCGAAATAGATCCAAATATAAATCCTAACATTATATAACACAAAACAATAATCAATATGAGCTTTTCTGGTTTTTTGCAAATAGTTAATCAAACATTAGCAACAAATAGTAATTTACAACAACAAGGTACAACGCCTATAGTTGATGAAGTAAACAAAGCAATTAAATTATTAGCTAAAGATTATAAAGAAAAAACTGGTAAAGTTTTTGAACTAATATCAAGTTATAAAAGTGAGTATGATATATTTGATGAGTTAATACCAAGAGTAAAACATCTACCTTATAATGGAAGTAAATATAATTGGCCATTAAAAAAAGGTTTTGAAATACAAGATGATGATGACGAAAATGACACAACCCTTTACAGAGACGTTAAAGCAGCTATAAATGGAATTAATGATAGTAGTTTTAACCCACCATTAAAACAAGGACAAACAACAATAGGTGAGTTTGAACTTAAGCTGGATTACAAGCTATATCGTGCAGTACCATCAAAAATAGGAACTGACGTAAGGCAAAGCGGAAGACATGTAGAAATTACAAAACAAACAATATCTAACGATCTTGATTGGTTTATTAATAATGCTTGTTTGCGTGGCTTTGTGGTTTATGGCATTGATGGATTATATTACCTTGGTAAAGCCTATCTTGAAAGCATTGTAAATGATGTACCATTACACCAAAGCATACAAAGAATTTTTATTCCAGCAAAGCTAGTGGTAGTGCCATCCAAAACTGTATCAACACCAACGGGATCAGCTGGAACTGGAGGAACAAGTGGAACAGGAACAAGTGGAACAGGAGCAGGAGGAACTGGAACAGGTGGATTAGGAGCAACACCAACTGGAAACCCAACATCCGGAAACACATCATCTGCACCAAAAGTTGCAGCAGCTCCAAAAATTAATAAAATAATAAAACCAGACAATTACACAAATACGTCAATAGCTTACACTAATAACCCAAACATATCAGCATTACGTAACGCTATAGTAAAAAATGCACTGCAAGCTGCACAGTTAGGCGTACGCAATCAAACTCCATTTTTTACACACTTTACTGACATAGACCATAAATATGGCAACGCATTAATAGTTCCTGATGCAAACCTTACTAATTTTGAAAAACAATTAAAGGCAGTTGGTTGGTATAAAACACCATATTTTTCATCAAGAGGCACAGCTTATTGGAATAATGACTATGCCGCCCCAATACAATACAGAAACCTTTTTGACAAAAAAGCTAATGGAAAAAGTGATGTTGGTACAGTAAAAGATACAAAGGGTTTAATTGACGTACTATCAGTAAGTACTGCAGCAGATGTTCCACTAGCCAAGGATAAAAATGGAGTTTTAAAACCAGTTGATAGCTATGTGAGTCAGTTAAGTGATCAAAGTCCTTACTCTAAAGATTTTCCCATAGACCAAATTGGCAAAACAAAAGTAAAGGCTAGCGGGCCAACGCACTATTGTGCTTATTCTATTTGTGCTTGGTGGTTGCAAGGATACAAGGATTTTAAAAATAATCAAAACATAAAATACGCAGAGTTTCTTAATATATTTAAAAACAATAATTGGATAGGGGGAGCAACAGGTTATCCCCCTATTGGTGCAAGCACAAATATTTGGAATGAAGGAGCTATGAAATATAGATTAGACCATGGCAAACCAAATGCAGCCTATCATTACAAGGATGGAAAACTTGGCTTTAAGGGTCCTACTAAAAAAAATGTTGATCCACGATTTCCAACATTCGACGCACCAGATATCCGACAGTTAGAGCCAGGAGATGCTATAGTTGTAGCTAATGCTGCGCACATACAGATGGTTGTAAAAGTTAATTATAGTGCAGGTACCTACGAGACTGTAGGTGGAAATGAGAGTAAAAGTGGCATAGTTTCAGGAAACACTCCAAACTTAGCTGGAAACGGTGTTTATCATAAACTAAATGCACCATTTCCAGGTGGTATTATAACAGTCATAAAAGTACCAACATTCCTTACTTAGTAACATTATTAAAACAGAATATGCCATACAACTTTGCATTAACTTTCACACAACCAATAATACTAAAACTAGATAATGGACTTATTGGAGGAGCTGAAGATTGGGCAAAAACAATTACTAAAGCCTATATTGACACAGTAACCTCTGGACTTCCTATAGGAGTTCCACCAGTGCTACCAGCTCCAGGATTAAACCCAACTGCACCTCCACCGTTTACCATAGGAGCATCTGGAATCACAAAACCATCAGCTCAAAGTAGGGAAAAAGCAGTATATAAGATAATACATAGCTATTATTTTGCAAAAGAACTTGGCTTAAACAAAGCCTCTATTGATGCATTAATATCAACAACAAAACAAATAATACTAAAAATAAAAAACACACAAAGACAGGTTAAGACTATTATAGATCAAATAAAAATAGTAAAAGAGGAATTAAAACAATTACCAAAGCTGATAGAAGAAATAATAGATGCAATAAAAGACACAATACAAGAACAAACTTTTAACGTTGTTAATCTAGAAGTGGCATTTGATAGTGTGAAATTACAACTCGATCCACAAACATTTGCTACTGTGTTTAGTAAAGAATTACAGTTAATTGAAACTATAAAAAATTTTGATCCAACAAACATTGCTGGTATAAGAGCTATAGCCTTATTTGTTGGTGAGCAAGGCATGCAACTAGAAGCAAATATGGGAGATGCTAAAACCAAACAATTAAAAGATTATGTAATAGGAAAGTTGTTAGGCATTGCAAAGGAATTTTTAACATTAGCAAACGGAATATTAAATCCAGCTCAACTAATCAACTATGTAAGAAAATTAGCACCAGTAAGGCCTAAAATGAGAGTTGTTCTTGATAAGCTTAAAAGATTTACAATATTAGCAACACTGCTAAAACCACAACTTAAAAAACTAGAAAAGAAAAAAGATATATTGGTAAAAAAAGTTAAAGTTAAATTAAAACAAAAGTTAGCAATTATAAAAGAAAAAATTAAACAAAAAATGGCTGAACACGCAGCCAAAAAGAAAAAAAATAAATCAACTGAATTGTATAAAAAAGCAGCTGAAGCTAAAATAAAAAAAGCAAAAGAAACGGTTGCAAAAATAAAAAGAATTCAAAAAAAAGTAAAACTATACATTAAGGCTGGTAAATCGATTGCTGCAATAGTTGGAAAGGTTACAAATTTAATAACTAGTTTAGATGATGAGTTTAAGGCAATAAAGCAAGAAATAGAAAACGCAGTAGCTGCAGCTCAACAAGCCATAACAAACACAACATCCCTAGTGAATCCAGAAAAGGAGTCAGCAAAAGCAAAAGATTACGCATCAAGCATAGGATTAAAACAATTTGCAGATCAAATGGCTTTAATTATAACACAGACCAAATGTGACATACAAACCTTTAAAACTTTTTTTGAACGAAGCAGTTCGAGAATAACAGCGTATGCTAACGAATATGATTCACTAGTTGAAGAAATAGATACGCTAGTTGAAGCAGTAAAGAGTATTGAACAAATGAACAAAGAAGCAAATGCAGAAAAAAATGGCTTACCACCACCAAAACTAGTAATAATTGCAAAAAATAGAAAGTCTTTAAAAGTATTAATACAAGATATATTGAAGAAACTAAAGCCTAGAATTCAAAAAATAATTAAAACAATTGCAAACAAAATTAAACAATTAGGCGTAACCATTAAAAACAAAATTGAAAAGTCAGCCAAAGAAAAGGCAGAAGCTGCAGCAAAAGCAATACCAACCAACAGCAATATAGAAGATAAAAAAAAGAAAAAAGAAGCTTTGGAGGCTAAAAAGAAAAAAATAGAAGAAAGAAAAAAACAAATACAACGCCAAATCTTATTAGGATCTTATGTATTTAAAATGGGGAAAAACGCAACTACCATAGTAAAAAACATTAATGCAAGTAAATATAGGTTGAGCGAAAACGAAATAGCTATAAATGGTTTTTTGGATGGGTACTATTTGTACCAAAAGTATGAACAACCGCAAACAAGAGTACAAGAGCTAAACACAGAAAAAATAGCTTTTAAAGAAAGGTTTGAATCATTAAAAGTTATTGAAGCACTAACCTTTGGCCTAATAGAAACAATAAAAGACATACGTGAAACAGACTTTATTAGTGAATTTAAAAAATTGGTAAAAAGCACACCAGAATCAACTGCACTTAAAGCAATAGAAAATTTAATTGACAATCCACCAAAAACACCAAAACAAGTAGAAGAGGCCATGCAAGTGTTAAGTGGTGGTGTATTGCAAGATATGTCGATAGTAAACAACATATTAACATTAGAAAGAAAATATCTTAATAAGAGTAGAGAAGTTGTAAAAACACTATGTGATGTAGAGCAAATAACAAACGTAAAAGTACGAGTAGTATTGCAAAAAATATATAAAACACTTAAAAAAAATCAATCATTTATACTGCTTGTGTTTAATCTCTTAAAAAAAGAACTAACTGTTTTTAAAAATTTTATAATTAAAAAAATAAAAATTATAATAGCAAAAATAAAAGCTTATTTAGCCAAGAAAGCAGAAAAAAAGAAAAAGGAGTCTGAGGAGGAAGTGGTTAAGACTTCTAAAAAATCTATAAACTTGGATGCTAAAATTATGAGTGTTGTTTTTGGATTAGCAACCAAAGTGTTTTGGACAGGTGTTACTTGGGTAGGACCTACTAATAGCAATCATGTCACCTTTACTATAGGACCTTTCAAAGCAATAAAAGCCAAAATAGAGGATGGAGCATCAGGAATAATAAATGAAATGGCAGCTAGTTTTGAAAAGCAACTAACAACAATGTCAGGACTAGTAATACCACCACTACCAACCTCAATACCACCAATACCATTTAATAGCTATAAATAATAAAATACAACTATTTATATATAAACAACATGAAAGGATCAGAATTTATAAATCTAATGCGAAAAGTTATTCGCGAAGAAGTAAGAACTGTCGTAAGAGAAGAGCTAAAAGCAATTAAGCCACTACTCATGGAAAAGCAACAACCAACAGTTACAAAAAAACCAACAACACAAATTGCAAGACCACAAAGAACACAACCACTTGTACAATTTGAAGGACCATTAAAGTCCATATTAGAAGAAACTGCACGAAGCATGCAATCCGCTCCATCTGAAGAAGAGGAAGAATGGCCAGAAATGAATATGGGAATGATGACATCAGAGGATGTACCAGCTTCTATGGGACGTACTAATATGAGAGCAGCAATGAGTAACGATCCAACAGAAGCATTTATGAAAGATTACTCTAAGGTTTTAAAAACAGCTGAACAAATAGCAAATAATAATTATAGATCTTAATGGCCATTCGAATAAATCCAATAGACTTAAATCCAGATATAGCCATTGGCATAGCTGTACCATTAATGCAAGAAGTTGGTGCTATTTTTAATTTAAACTATTTAACAATAGATCAAGCATATTCAAATGCTAAAAACCTATTATTAACCGAAAAAGGCGAGAGAATAATGCAACCTAACTTTGGTTGTAGTTTAAGAAGTTTGCTATTTGAAAATCTAACCACAGAAACACAAACCCTAACAGAAACAAATATCACTGAAAATTTTAAGTTTTGGCTACCATATATCAACATTAATAGATTAAACGTTACAACAAAACCAAACGAGCATATATTACAAATAGACATGGTAATAAGCTTAGTAAATAATAAAATAGATACTAGATCTATAAACGTAACAATAAACGCATAAGAAAATGGCAACATCAAAAGATATACGGTATTTAGATAGAGACTTTGATTCTTTAAAACAAGGACTTATTGAGTTTGCTAAAATATACTATCCAAATACATACAATGATTTCAATGAAGCATCACCAGGAATGATGTTTATTGAAATGGCATCTTATGTGGGTGATGTTTTAAACTACTATATTGACTCACAATTAAAAGAATCATTAATACTACAATCAACTGAAAAAAACAATGTAATGATGATGGCAGCTGCAATGGGGTACAAACCTAAAATAAGCGTACCATCTGTAGTTGACATAGACATTTTTCAATTACTACCAGCTTCAGGTAGTGGAGTCAGCTCATCTGCAGATTTAAACTATGCATTAAAGATTGAAGCAGGAATGCAGGTTAGGAGTTCAATAGCAAGCACAGAGTTTATTATACAAGACGCTGTAGACTTTAAATTAGACAATATATATGAATCAAGAGAGATTTCTGTATATAGCTTAGATGAATATGGAGCTCCTACATATTACTTAGCCAAAAAAACAGCTAAAGCTATATCTGCAAGAATAGTTGAAACAACTGTTGAAATAGGCGCACCAACTAAATTTTACAAAACAATATTAACCGCAGCTAACATTATAGGCATACAAGATGTAACAGACTCTGATGGTAATACGTGGTACGAGGTACCATATTTAGCACAAGATACTATATTTGAGCAAGTACAAAACACAGCCTTTAATGACCCAGATGCATCAGTGTATAGTGCAGAAACACCATACTTACTTAAACTAAAACGTGTTCCAAGAAGATTTATATCCAGAGCAGTTGGTGAAGATTTGGAGATACAATTTGGCGCTGGTATTAGCTCTTCACCAGATGAAGAATTATTGGCTACACCAGAAAATATTGGACTATCTTTACCAACAGGTAAACCAGATATAGACTTTTCAATTGACCCAACATCACCAGTCTATACGTCAACATATGGCCTTGTTCCATCTAATACAACACTCACAATAAGATATCTTATTGGTGGAGGAATACAATCAAATGTACCAAGCAGTACAATAAACGAAATAATAAGCATAAACACAGCAAACTCAAACTTACCACCAAACACACCAACCCTCAACACTACAATAATAAATTCCGTTGTAGTAAATAATCCAACAGGAGCAGTAGGAGGTCGTAGTGGTGAAACAATTGATGAAATAAGACAAAATGCTATAGCTCAATTATCATCACAAAACCGAGCTGTAACTAGAGAGGATTATATTATACGAGCTTATTCGATGCCAACAACACAAGGAAGTGTGGCTAAAGTTTACATAAACCCAGATGAGCAAAATCGCATAGAAACATCACAAACAAGTACACAAATTACAAATCCACTAGCAATGAATATGTATGTATTGAGTTATGATAGTAACAAATTATTAGTAAATGCAAACAGAGCAATAAAAGATAATTTAAAAACATACATAAGTCAATATAGGATGTTAACCGACAGCATTAATATTAGAGATGCTTATGTGATTAATATTGGCATTGATTTTGAAATAATAACAATACCTAGTAGCAATTCAAACGAAGTACTATTAAAAGTAATACAATCTGTAAAAACACTGTTTAGTATTGATAATTGGCAAATAAATCAACCAATAATAATAAGTGACATATTTGCATTAATACTATCAACAAGTGGCGTACAAACTGTAACAAACATAAATATAATAAACAAAAATCAACAACAATTAGGATATAGTAATATAACATACAATATTGAATTAGCAACAAAAAACGGTATTATTTATCCGAGTTTAGATCCATCTATATTTGAAGTAAGGTACCCTAACTTAGACATTAAAGGACGTATAGCAACATTTTAATTATGATATTGAGATTTTATCCAACCAAAGACACAACAATATACGAACAGTATCCACAAAAAAATACTGGGTTAGATGCTGTGTTAGATATTAACAAAACAATAATCGGTTCTAGCAGCTACAACTCTAGAGTACTGTTAGACTTTGATTATCCAGCAATTTCTCAAAGCATTTCTTCATTAGGATATAACGACAAATTATTTAATTATAGTTTAAAATTATATTTAACTGAAGCAAACGAAATACCTACTGACTACACACTATACTGTTATCCAATAAGCAGTAGTTGGAGTATGGGTGTTGGAAGGTATGGCAACTATCCAGAAACAACTACTGGAGCTAGTTGGACATACAAGACATCAGCAGACGATTTAACAAGCGCTTGGCAAACAGGCTCTTTTGCAGCAAACGCAACAGCATCATACACAACAACTCCTGGTGGTGGTACTTGGTATACAGGAAGTATAGCATCACAATCATTTAGCTACACAACGTCTGATGTTGACATAGATGTAACTAGTATTATTCGGCAAATACAATCAAGCTCAATAAGCTTTAAAGGGTTTATTATAAAAAAAAGCCCAACAGATGAATCATCAACAAACATATTTAATAGCTTAAAATTTTTTAGCAAAGACACTCACACAGTTTACCTACCAGTATTAGAAGCAAAGTTTGATGATAGCATAGTAACAGGATCCTTATCACTTATAAACACAGATGAGGATATGAACATTATACCTATTAACTTAAAACACTCATACACAGAAACATCAACTCCTGTAATAAGATTATCAGCAAGATATAAGTTTCCAGTAGATACCTTTGAAACCGCATCTGGTTATTTAACAAGATACAGACTACCAACAGGAACACAGTATGCTGTGTATAGTGCTCAAAGTGATGATGTAGTGATAGGTTTTAGTGATTACACTAAACTAAGTGCCGATAATACAAGTAACTACATAAAATTACATTTAGATAGTTTTCAACCAGAAAGATACTACAAATTATTATTCAAAGTTCCTAACTCAGGATCAAGCTCAGCATACCAAATATACGACAATAATTATATTTTTAAAGTTACTCGTGGATAATGAGAAATAGGGATGGATCGTTAGTAGGTGATCTTGGAGACAACATAGTAACAGCGGTTACAAGCAGCATGCTGCCTTATAATCAATCTATTGTTGATGAAAACCAAACACTATATAGCATACTACCAATTGATACAAACAATACACCAAAATTTACTACATCCATAACCGACAACACAACCCCACCAACAATTCCATACCCACCAAAATACAAAGATCCATTTAACTTTATTGAGAACATAACAGCACCTCCAAGACTATATCAAACAAGTGACAGAACTATTAAAGTATTAAAAGACACAACCTTTTCGTTATCGGTAACAGCAGAACAACCAGATGCATTAAATATTGAAAATGGAATACCAACAGTTATACCACCACTAGTTGGCATAACCTATATTTGGTTTAAAGATGGTGAAGAAATTGAGACGAGCACACTTACATCACTTGATGGAAACATAACAATAACAAACAACACCCTAACATTTAACAATATACAACCAACCCACGCAGGAACTTACAGTTGTGATGCAACAAACGATTCTGGAACAACAAGTAGTGACGAGTGTACAATAGAAGTAGTTAATGTGAATGAAGATGGATTTTACTTTAGAAATATTATTAAAAATCCAAACGGAGATCTTGGTACTGAGGATTGGGAAAGTACAAACGACGAACTAACAACAAAGCCTTTTATAACAGCAGAAAAATCGGTAGAATTTAAAATACCAACCAATGTAGATCAGTTTGGTTACACAGTTGATATGATGCATCCAAGACCATATCAACTAGACTACAGCCCACTAATAGACAGCTATACAAGTACTGTGACTGGTCAAAAAACACCACACTATTTTACACGAACACGATTTAAGTACATTAGTAACGACGGCTTGCTAACAGTTAAGGCATACCAAGACATAGATCTAATAGATCTACAAGCTCACATAAGAGGTGGTGTGTACGGCATAACAGGTGTCAGAGCATTCTTTAGTTGTTATATAGGTAATGCAATATCAAACTACATACCAACTGACACAATGTTGCAAAGTAATAATCGAACTGACATTTCAAACTACTGGCCAGGAAACGTATACGCAAGAATAAGTGCAGAAAATTTTAATTATGCTGGTCCTGGATTGTTATGGGAAAAAGTTTATGTAACTGTAGAAGAGTATGATAATGAAAATAGGCTACCTAGTACAACACAAGATTTAAACAAATCACATCAACAAGGTGCAAACTCCACAGAAAATGATCCATGGCCTGAAACAACAAACACATCAAAAGAATTAATAAAGCTTTATGATCCATGGTATAATACAGTAGAAGCTAATAACACAGGTGTAAGATATTACACAGGACCTAATCCATCATCAGGTGATAGAAGTGATGCAATACTACGAGCAGCCGATCAAATAATACCAGATCAAAAAGAAAGATATACATATGGTCAACACATACAGTTTAATAAGGCAATAATTAGCCAACTAAACGACAAAACAACAAAAATAAGAATTACATTAAATTTTGAAACAACGGATGTAGACAATCTAGTAAACGAAAGATGGAAAGAAGCTATAGAAGCTTTGTCAGAAGATACATTTGAATTTCGTTATTATCAAAAATATGCTAAACAAACAGTGTGGAAACTTGTTGATAACGACACTATACTTAATCTTTTGCAAAACCTACGTGGCAATGAAAATAAAGACTTTACAACACTACTAAGACGTGCTCAAGATCCACGTGGAATGGTAACAGGACTTAACCTTAGCTTAATGCCGATATACAGTGAGAATGCAGAATTAAACGACTATAATACAAGAATAGCATTAACTATAAACGAAAGCATACCACCTGCATTTGTACCATCTACACTAAACGACCCACCACCACCACTTCCAACCGTTCCACAAACAACAGGATCTAATACAACAACCAGTGGGTCAAACCCAAATCCACCTACCATAAAAGTAAATTGGAAAATTAACATAAAGCACTGGACAGACCTCACTGATACGTTTAAGATTGAAACAGGAGATGCAACAACTAACATAAACACAACAATACTTGATTTAAACAACATAACAAAAGCAGCATTGCTAGATGGTAGATATACAAAAGATGTCAACGGCAACATAATAAGTGGTTTTTTTATGAACTACCCACAATATGCATACAAAGTTACCAGATATGTTACCACAATACCACCGTCACAAGAAAAACAACAAATACAAGTTTTAGTAAAAACTCTACCAATACAAACAGAAACCCAAACCACTGCCAACCAAACAGTATCTACGTCAGCATATCGAATTCCATCTCACCTCAAAGACGAAAGCCCAATAAACATAACATCATTGGAGGTACCTGGAACATTTTCATAATTTAATAACTCAACCTATTTATAATAGATGAGTATACAGACAATAATACTAAATCCATACCAGACAAACGACATAAATCGCAGTAGTCCATTTAATCTACTACCAGTAGACTTAATACCACCACTTGTAGTAAGACAACCTATATTTACTATTAAACAAAAAACTTGGCTGGCAGCAAGCAATACAGTAGACTTTGGAGGAGACATAATAAAATATCAACAAATAAAACCAAATCGGCCTGTTGTAAGCGTGTTACAAGGGACAGTTATAGAGTTTAATATTGAAGTACAAGACAACTCATTGCCAAGTAATCCAAACATACCAAATATAATATCTTATGTATGGAAAAAAGATGGCGCACCAATAAGCCAATTAAACAATTTAAACAACAAGCGTGGCACTAACATTGTTCAACTGACTAGTGACTACCAAACCACAGGACAGTATATATGTGAAGTTTCTAATCTATATGGTACAACAACAAGTAGTCCATTTAGAATTGATGTAATAGATCCTTACGAGCATCCAAAACTATATAAAAATCTCATAATTAATGGTAGTGGTGAAAATGGCCTAACAGGATGGACCACAGATGCAGACATAAAAACATTACCTTTTCACACACCTAAATTTGATAAAAACATAGAACCACAATTTAGCAGTTTTAGAATAGGTGGAATTATAGCAGAGATAGATGGACCAATACTACCAGAATTTAGATTTTCAATTGGAAATCATTATGGCATGTTTCACAGACTATATACAAAAAGAAAAGCAGTAGCTAATGTTTTAAATGAAGCTTTTGGTAAACCTTATATAAAAGGATTGTCAGCTGGAATTGCACTAAATGAGCATGAAAGATGGTATTCAGAAGGAGGCTCTATACCACAAATAATACCAAACGAAGACTACAACACAAACGATTACAATACCACAGCAGGCTTTTTTCCTGGATTGGCTTGGATGGATAAATACAATAAAAACGATACTTATAAAATTGTTGGATTAACACAAGAGTATAGTGATGCACCATCTCCTTTTTATTTTACAAGAGATAAAATAAAATTTTTAAATAAAGGTGGAAAAGCTGAAACTAGTTTAACACAAACAGTAGACTTAACCGATATAGCAGACATTATTGATGGAAATGCTTATGGTATAACACATGCAACAGGACAGTTTTTTGCATATGTTGGAGCTGGTATAACAGATTATAAAATAAAATTTCAAGAAGAGGGTAAAACAGAACCAACAACAACTAACTACTATGTGGCTGATTATGAAGCCTATAAATACGAGTTTAATGAAGAGTGGAGAAGTGATCCTTCATTAGATTGGAATATATATTATGGTGTTTCGGGATCGGATAGTAATGGAACTTACAAATACCATAATAAGAATTCAAGCACTAATGGGACAGGAAGTAAATATAGTGAGGTGTTAGCATCAATATCTCCATCAAACTTATACTCCCAAACAAGCTTAAATGCACAAATAGAAGAATTAAAAAAAATAAGACAGGCTTTTTATACAAGATTTTTAGATCCCAACGCAGCACCAAACAAATCTTTCTCAAATTACAATCCCAACACAAGTACAGAATCAACTTTAACATTAGGATCAAACACCTACCTTTTAGTACCACCCGACCAACCTAATACTTTTGGCATACCAATAATCAAACAAGGCGTTTTTCCAAACAATAATGCAACTCCTCAGTATGTGACAGAAGGAGGGAGTGCTACTAAAATAATAATTAAATTTAATGACACGGGTAGACCATACCCCAAAACCGTCCCCAATCCAGAATATGTATCACGACGTAAGTATGTAGGCCCTATATCAACACCATCAGCTACTTGGTGTATTAATGATACAAGCACACAAATTGCAAATGGCATTACACCGGAGTACCATAAAGAAAAGTGGCTTACAGCAGACCTTTTAAAATTAGTAGCACCTGGAAGAGCGTTTGACTCATCAGCCTCAGGATCTGCAAGAGCAGGAGCTGTAGCACAAGCAATACTTACTGGATTTTTAGCACCAACTAGAGTTTTATTTGGTGCAATAAACAAATTAATAGGATCTACTGTAAATGAAAGTTCATTTAAAGATGCTCACGATTTGGGTGTATTAGCAGCTGACGATTTATATCAAAATTGGTATCTACTAAGAGTTGTTTTTGATGAGGCAAAAGATTACTTACAAAGTGGTGATGTAAAAGCTGTACTAGGTGCAGAATTTGCATTTGATCTACAAGAAATTGGTAACTATGTAAGAAATAACGCAAATAGTCGTTTTGCTATAAAAAAAGATATAATTAAAACAAATTATAAAGACAATAAATGGACAAATTGGTATCACATAAATGACGATGGAGGTTCAGACGCAGCTACACACGGTAGAGACGTTATAGCACCAGTAATGTTACAAATGTGGAATTTACTATATGAAAAATATATTGCTATAACAAGAGTGTTGTATAACAGCTATACAGAGTTAGTGAAGATTAATTGGTTACGAAATGTAGAATCAGCTTATTACAGAGCAGCACAAGAAAAAAAGCAATATCGTATAAAAAGATTTACAGACATAGAAATACAACCAAAAGTGTATGATAAGACAAGAATAGAGCTGACATATTATAATGCACAAAATGTTGCAATAAAAACAGAAACTATAAATGGACCAAATGAACAAGACGTATGGGCAATTAAAGAAAAAGCATTCTTTCCATTAACATTGTATCCAATATACCAATGTCTAAACACAGACACTAATTTCTACAACACATCACAATCAGCAGTAGATCAAATACCTCAAAAATATAAACAACCACAACTACAAAACGTATCACTACAAAACAATGGAATGTATATGGTAGGTGGAGATGCATTCATTACAGTATTTGGTCAGCAATATACTCGTATGAGGTTCTTAGGAGGAATATCGGATAGAGTAAATCAAGGAATTGGTAGTGGTGTTTTACAAAAAGGAATTAATAGTCTTGCTACCTCAGAGGACGATGCAGCGACAACTATATACGACACAGTGAATTCATCAACGCTAGATACAACACAGCTTATACAAGGACCTTACCAAAAATTTAAAGACCAACGAATTAACTTTACTGAAGACTGGATTAGCAATAAAGTATCAGATAAAAATGCAAATTTTTTAATGAATAATTATGATTTTGCTACTTATGGAGGGGCATATCCACCAAACAACACTACCTTTAATAAAAAAAATAGTCCTATACACAGAACATACTCAAACAATGCAGTATATGATTTAGGAGCAGCTGCCATGTTTGGAGTAGGACTAACAGCAATCATACCAAAAACAGCACGATCAGTGCAAATTAAAATAATATTTGAACACACCTCTGATCAGATAAATGACACAAATCCTGCATTAAAAGGTTGGACAAAAGATGAAATATACAGTAATGAGTTTGGACAGCGTAACAGCAATAGTATAAGAACAACTAAGTACGGTAATCCAAGATGTGGTATAACGAGCATTAAGTATATGATATCAGCAAACAATGTTGAAAAAGTAGATAAATATCCAAGCTATAGTATACCACCAACACAATACACAGTATTAGGATTAGAAAAACAAAAATACAACATAGAACAAGCATTTAATACAGCTGAGCAGATTAAAGTAGGTAGTGTCACTATACCACCTGAACCACCACAGCCAGAAGAACTGGCAATTAATTTATATACTTCAGGTGGCGAATACAAAACATCTACAACTGATGATTACGTAGGATATTATCATATACATAAGGACAAAGGACTGATGGTTGGAAAAAGGCACACAGCAGAACCACACGAGTATTTATATCCAATCTCATCAACCACAACATCAGAACCAGCACCAAGTCCATCATTACCAAGCAACCCATCGCCAAGTAACCCAACAACGACACTACCAAGCAATACAAGCAACAATACGAGCAACAACACAGGCTACTAAATTATAGATATCAAAAGTATTAAATACACTATTAGTGTATATTTATATTAAAGTAATGGCAGACTACACAATACCACCTAGTGCAAATACACCTAGTGCAAATACACCTAGTGCAAATACACCTAGTGCAAACAATTTAGACGCAAGCACACCAAACGCATTTAGTATAACCGCTCCACTTACCGACTCCATTACACCCACCTCACAACCACTATCGATACCTCGATTTGGATACTACACAAGCTCCTCAACCTCTTTACCAAACGATAGCTTAGTACTAGATGTATATAATGTAAATAACAACTACATAGAAACAAAATATGAAGCCAACTACACTACAATACTTCCAAATAAAATAAGACTATCCCCTGAATTAGATTTAAGCAGTCTAGGATATATTTCTGGTAAGTATAAATTAGTATACAAATACCATAGAAACTTATTAGGATCTGGAAATGGAAATAAACTAATAGTACAAGAGATTAGTGCAAACCGTTTGGAAATAAGAGTATTACCAGTAGCACCAGATACAGACACACCTGCAAACCAAAACTACTTCCAACATTTTGCAAGTGGCTTTTTTTTATTACCAAAACAAGAAACACTTGTAAATCTATTCTTACATGTAAACGCAACAACAACACTAAAAGTTTATGATTATGTTCAAGACAGTGTAACCTTTAGAAGAACTCCATACAGTATTATTTTCAAACTAACATCACCAGCACCAACAGAGATTGAAAATGACACAGAAATGTGGTTAGCTCAACAAGTCAATGAAAGCACAACCGACACAATCACACTAATACCTCCTCCAATACCAAACATTACTAGAGCCATTGCAGGACCTAATTTTGATATACTAACAAAAGAGAGATTATTATCAAGAACTGATTATAAAGATTGGAACAACATACTATCAGAAAACACAAACACATCAGAAGCTCTAGTAAATAGTTTATTAAGTGGTTCAAAACTACAAGGAATACCATTAAATATAGATTATAGATCGTTTGCAAACCATATACATTTTGGATCCGCAGGAGAAAAACTACTAAGTTTTAAATATAAAATGACTTTATTAGAAAGTTATGACAATAGAATACAGAGTTTAACTACTAATTTAATTGGACTACCAAGTAGCAGTGCTACAAGTAGTTTATATTTTCAAACAAACGTTACAGAAGCAAAAGGAAAAAGAGCTGCACTGATGGGCACTATGGACAGTTATGAAAGATATTTACTAAATGTATCTAGCAGTTATGAATCTAGTAGCTATGGTGAATTCTACACATCAACATGGCCAAAACAGAATAGCACAGAACCTTACATAAACTACTCTGTCAGCTCATCACAAGTAGATGATTGGTTTGACGGCATTATGATGTCAGCAAGTTTATATGATCAAAATAACGAAAACGCACTATATAAAACAATACCACTACACATAGCAGAAGATGCATCAAATAGTCAATATCTGTTATTTGTAAACATGATTGGTCATTATTTTGACGCACTATTTCCATATATAAAGCAAATAAACCAAACACACGATAGAAAAGAAGGAATAGCAGATGGTTTTAGCAAAGAGTTAATATATCATGTTGCTAAGAATTTAGGTTTAGATTTTGAAAACGGTGCTAGTTTTGATGAACTTTGGAGCTACACATTAGGCACAAATACATCAGGATCATATCAATCAACCTATAACATAACTAACGAAGACAAGACAAAAGAAATTTGGAAGCGAATCATTAATAATTTACCGTACTTATTAAAAACAAAAGGTACTGAAAGAGGTCTTAGAGCATTAATAAATTGCTTTGGAATTCCACAAACCATTTTACGAATTCGTGAATACGGTGGAGCAGAACCAACGTTTGAATCCAAAACAGACAACGTATATGAAAGGTTTTTTTATTCAACTACTGTAGGATATAATGGAAAAACATCTGGACAAGTTGCTCAACTAATAGAAGCACCTTGGAAACCATTGACAGCAAACAATACAATGCCATCAACAGTTGAGTTGCGAGTTAAAATGGCTCAAAACCAAACTAAAACACAAACAATATTTGAGGTACCAAATAAATGGCAAGTCAAAGCCTTCCAAAGCGCAAGTAATAACTACATAGGATTCTTTCTAAGTGGTTCTCAAGGATACGCAACAGCAAGTGTTAGCTCTTCAATATATGAAAATGTATTTCATCACATTGCATTAGAAAGATCAGTAGCAAGCGATAGCAGTAGTACCAACCAAACCTATACTTTAATTGTAAAAAGAGTAAACTATTTAAAAGTAACATCCACAGTATCAGCTTCACTATACATTGATGGATCTACTAGCAGCTCTTACAACACATCATACACAAGTACAGGAAGTTTATGGATTCCAGGATCTGGCTCATTTTTAGCAGCCACATCACAGTCAATGAACATTTTATCGGGAAGTGTTCAAGAATTAAAGTATTGGACAACACCACTACAAGATGCCATATTAGACAATCATGCATTAGCACCTACAAGCTTTCAAGGAAATTTAACAGACACTCACACAGGAAGCACATCAAGCTTTTATAGTTTAGGATTTAGATTGTGTTTAGGAACTGATAACAAAAAAATAAACTTAGCAACTACTAGTAGCATAGGCTCACAACATCCAGATCAAACAATAGCTGGATTAAGTGGTTCTTTCTATAATTTTTCAGGATCTTATTTTAATCCTGTCATAGAAATACATTCACTTGAGTGGCCAGATTTAGGTGGTAATAGAAGTGTAAGTAATAAAATTAGGATTGACACAACAAGCAGAACTAGTACAGCAATAGGTGGCAATCAATTATATAAAAACGTAAAAACAGAACGAGCTGGATCGGATAGTAATCCACCCGATAGTTCTCGCTTAGGTATTTATTTGTCACCATTAAACGAAATCAATCAAGACATTGCAGAACAATTTGGAGGTCTTAGTATTGATGACTTTATAGGAAACCCATCTGACCTAAGCAAAGAAACTTATCCTGATTTAGAAAGTCTACAAAGAGAATACACAAAAAAATACACTAGTAAAGCTGGTGCACAAAACTATATTAGACTATTAAAACACTATGATGCATCTTTATTTAGGTTAATTAAAAAGTTTGTACCTTACAGAGCTAATACACAAACTGGTTTACTAATAGAACCATCAATATTACATAGAAGCAAAGTACCAACCAAGCAAATAACATATACAGATCTTAGTTCTGCCTATACATCATCAATAAAACTACCAGAAATAATATTAGTAACAGGCTCCAACAGTGATGGTGGCAAGACTAGCTATATTGAAGTTGGAACAGTTCAAATTGAAGCAAAAAATTTAATAGGTGAAAGTATACAAGTAGCAACAGGTACTCAAACCTTAAACGTAATATCGGTAGGAGGTACAGCAAACGACTATACTAACACAGGATTGTCACAAACGCCAGCAGGCACAATAGACTTTGGAATTTCTAGCTATGGTAGAGATATAAGAGTACGAGGCTCTCAATATGTTTTTATGACTCATATGGTTAGTCAAAGTGCGTTTGTAAGTTATTATGGTGCCTCTACTTATGATACAACATACGTTTACTCAACAGACGGCATAGCATTATCACAACTTTACATGGTAACAGCGAGTAGATACGATTACCACGACCCAATTAATCCAGTAATAATAGACTCAGCAGGTAGTGGCATAACAAACGTACAGAATAAAAAATACAATAATAATATCTTTTATTTAAGATCTATAGCAGATCCAAATACTTACGGATCCGTATCAGCAAGTGCAAAAACAATATACACAGCATCAGCAGCATTATATGAAAATAATTGGACAAATGAGTATGGTTTAAAAGTAGAAACCTTAGTAGCAAATAATGTATTACAATCCACACCATACACAAATAGTGCTTTTTGGGGATTAACTGGAAGCTTGGGTTTATTTTTTGAAAACACAACAACCTCAATAGCATACACAGGATCAGTAAAACTACCAGCATTTTATTACAAAGAAGATGAACCAAAAACACACGGCCACTTATACACAATAACAGTGGTTGTTGGTGATACTCGTGCTTCTGGAACAAGTGGTAAAATAGAGTTGCATTTTGGTGATTTAGATTGTATATTAACTGGATCAATGGTACCAACAAATACCGACACAACATATACGTTTACAACACTAGCAACTGGTCCTTGGTTAGGACTAAGAGTGTACACTGCTGGTCAAACTGCATACCAAACCTATATAAAATCACTAAAAATACAACCTTTAAATTATAGATCACAAACACAAGACTTTCATTTGCAAAACAGTAAAGGAATGTTAAATGCTCGCTATAATGGATGTAAACTTACATCAGCTGATTGGAACACAAACAGCTCTGATACTATTGATAATGGACCTGTTGTATCAGTAACTGTTGGTGGAGGTCAGCAACTAAAAGTTAAAACTGCTCCTAACAAGGGTAATTTTCAAGTAACAAAAACAAGTATAGCAGCAGGACAACAAGACGTATTAGGTTGATTTAAAAATATTTACACATAATAACAAAACACAACATATTTATATATAAACAAACAACAAATAAATAAGCAATGGGATATTTAGATAATTCAAGCGTTACTGTAGACGCAATATTAACAAACAAAGGCCGCCAATTATTGGCAGCTGGTGGTGTATTAGGCATTTCAAAGTTTGCTTTAAGTGACGACGAAATCGACTACGATTTATGGAATCCAGCACACACACTAGGTACAAATTATTACGGAGCAGTTATTGAAAACATGCCCATATTAGAAGCACTACCAGATGAAACACAAATGTTGCGATCCAAGCTTGTGACTTTACCAAGAAACACACAATATATACCACAATTGTCTGTACAACCTACAACACTATTATTTACCTCTGCAGCTTCAGCTAACGTAACACCAACAACCTTAAGCGGCCAATCAGTACAAACCTATACAGCCATTTCAAGTGACAATACAGTTGTAACATTAACTAGCGACATAGCTAGTACTAATGTAACAGCTGGAGCCTTTGCAAATGACGCTGGTGGTGGTTCTATGGGTATTAGCGAAACTAGACAAGGAACGATATTTACAGTAACACCAGTACCTGCAAGTGGAACACAAGGTGCACTTACATCAGTAATAACAAGATATGCAACATTAACCATCATAGGAAACGAAACTGGTGGATTTATTACAATACCAATTACAGTACAATTACCTATTGGCGGTCTAGGCTCATCAACTACCTAAATAAAAAATTTATATAAAAACAAACATTTAAAATAACACACATATGGCACTTGGCATATATCAAACAATCAATACAACAGACGACGTTTCTGGACCAGATTTACAAATAGTCTCTCAACCAATATGGTCACAAGATATGAATCCATGGACAAGCTCTTACGCTTCTGGTATAGGATGGTTTACCTCATCAGCACAGATGTCTCAGTCAGGTGATTATCTTACAAACATATATCACAAAAACCCACAATCAGATGCAACCGCTGCAATACAAATTGCAGTTGCATATGGTCATAGACAGGGTAGTGGTTCGGTAGGCGATGCTAATACAGTTGGTAATAATGCAAATGACACACCATCACGTGCAATATACTCACAATATGTTAATACTTTGTTAGATCCTGCAGATCGTATTTTTACATTTGGTACTGAGGATTCAAGTGAAATACTTGTAATTAATGTTGCAAGAGCTCGCTTTCGTCAAAAAGTTGATCCAGGCAATTGGGAATTAAGATTAGGAAGTGGTAGTGGAGTAAATATGACAGGTAGCAGTGCTAAGTATAGTACATTTATTGATGACAGTGGTGCAGGTGAAAATCCACAAGTTGGAGCAGCTGGTCGTGTATTTGGTATTTATAGTGGATCAGGTGGCGTAACACAATCAAACACTCAATACGGTTTATTTTATCCAGATCAAGGTATTTTTGTATTTCATGCTGGTTTATTGAGAAGTAATTTAGGTCATCCATATAATTCAGCATCAGCTGTACAAGCACGTAATCATGTAACAATGTCTTTGGCTTTGTCAGGTTCTAATTATTTTGCAGCTAGAAGTGAAGAAAAAATAACATCAACACATTATTTTATTCGTATTAAAAATATGGATAATAATTTTTCAAATAATCCAACATTTACAACTGGAAGTAATGGTGTGCTTAAGCATGCTAGTATGTTAAACAATCCAAGCGTATATATTACTACTATTGGTATGTATAATAATGCAAATGAACTAGTGGCAGTTGCTAAACTAAGTAAACCATTATTAAAATCATATAATCGTGAAGCACTTATAAAAGTAAAATTAGATTATTAAAATGGAACCTTTCTTTGGATAGTATCTATTGATAGACCCTCTATATTAGGAGGGTTTCCTTTTTACAAGATATTTATATAAAATGGCTGGAGTTTTTAAAAGTTTAGATAAAGCTGACATACGGATTACACCTTTCCGCACTTACAAGTTATGGTCAGACACTATTGGAAGTGGTGGAAGTGGATCAGTATATTCTATCTACCAAGCAGATTACAATCCATTATCAAATTATTTAGACGCAGATCCTTTAAAAGACACTTTTGATCAAGGAAATCTTGTTTTTGAAGCCAACGAACCTACTACAATTAATGGTAAATTTAAAAGAATTGTACATGCATCAATTGATCGTATATATTATAAATACTATCTAACAAACAACAAAGCTTCTTATGGTGGTGGAAACATAGAAACACAATTTAGATTATTAGAAGATAAAGCACAAGTAATAAGCATGCCTCAATCTAAATTTGGTCAACAAATACTACCAGGTTCAGTTATGGTGTCAGTAAGTTGGTCTTATGCAGCTAGTAGCGGAAGTTATACAACAAGCTCTGTAGCAAATAGAAGCGGGTCATGGACAATTATAGATGATGAACTTGGAAATTTAAAAGTATCTGGAAGCAGTTACTTATCAGTTTACGGTGAGTATATTGGTGGAGCTTATACAAACTATTCTTCATCCGTTGAAAAAGCAACTGTAGGAGAATGGCCGCTTGATGAGTTATACAAATACACTGATATTGGTGCAACAACCTTTACAAGTAAAACAAATCGTGGAGTATGGCCAATGACCACAACATACAATAGTGTAATAATTAACACGACAACAGGAAGCACAGCACCACAAACATCAGACATAGATTTATTAGGAGCTAAAATGCACTTTACTGCATCAAACAGCTCAAGTTTAGTAATAACATCAAGTGGTAGTGCAAACTATAATAAACATTATAGTTTTGAAAATGGAGATTATACAATTAGTATGATGGTGCTACCAACACAAAAACCTACACACCCATCAGGCTCTATACTGTTAACAAAAGAAGGACCAGGTAATCAACTACAAATAGATCTTAATGGTAACACATTCACACAAACAACTCCAAACAAATTTCCATATAGATTGTCATACACTACTGGAAGTAACAAAGTATTATTTGAAATAAGTGGAGGAGGACATGGTAGTTTTGCACTGACTAGCAGTGTGTCTATGAGCATAAACACTTTATATCATGTAGTAGCAACTAAAACAGGATCATTAGTATCGTTGTATGTAAACAGCTTAACAACAAGTTCAACCGACACAGGAACTACAACAATACAAGACAAGCACACTTCTAATCTATCAAGCTTGATTGTAGGTAATTCTTTAGGAAACACACAAGGGTTTAATGGTACAATAGATAATTTAAAAATCTACAACAGTATCGTGTCTGCAAATGATATGAAAATACTATACCATACGTTAGGTGTTGGTAATGTGTATTTAGGCAACGCTTTTTACAGCCATGGCATGATGGTTTTAGGATCAATACCAGCAAGAACACTTACAATAAATGCAGTAGAGTGTAGGGGTACACACACAGTGTGGGAAAATGAAATCTCATGCACAATTAATCCAGGTGAGCTTAATTTAAGCTATAATAGAACTTTACAAGAATATGATCCATTACAAAATCAATTTGTATTTAAACCATTCATACAAAATCCTGACTTTAGACCATACGTTACAACTATAGGTTTATATAATGACCTAGGAGAGTTGTTAGTAGTTGGAAAACTAAACACAGCAATACAAATGCCAAGCAACATGGATACTACATTTATAGTTCGATACGATAGATAAAAACAAAAAAGTTATGAAAAGATCGAGATTTGGAAAAAGACAAGCAGCACTAATAAACGGCTGGAGATCTGGATTTGAGAGCGACATTAATGAGTTACTTGTCCAACAAGGTATTGATGGGGAGTATGAAAAACATAAAATTAGCTATACCATACCACAATCTGAGCACAACTATACACCTGATTTCAAGCTACCTAATGGAATCTTTATAGAAACTAAAGGAAGATTTGTAACAGCAGACAGATCAAAACATATTTTAATAAAAAAGCAACATCCCGAGTTAGACATTCGATTTGTGTTCCAAAATTCTAAAGGAAAGATTAGAAAAGGATCCAAAACAAGTTACGCAGATTGGTGTATTAAACATGGATTTGTATTCGCAGACAAAACTATACCAAACGACTGGTTGAAATAATCATCCTTTGTTTTATAAAATAAAAGTTGTATATTAAAATATGACTTTAAACTTATTGGAAGTAAAACATATTATTGACGAGCATCTAGGTTCTAGCATGCAACACAAGAAAAGTGGGGAAATA